CTCCGAGATGGAGTAAAGGAGTAGGCGAGATGCCTTGGAAAGAAAAAGATGGAGTTCTTGAGAAAGACCAAAATGGCAATCCTGTATGGGTTGAAGACGGTGGAGCAGAAAAGCCTTGTGACTTTGTTTCGATGCGTGATGCTCTTACGAAAGCCAACAAGGAAGCCGCAGAACGTCGTCAAACGATTGCAGAGCACGAAAAGAAGCTCAAATTGTTTGAGGGAATTGAAAACCTTGAGACATTTTTATCTGATGCCAAGAAAAACGCAGAAACCGTGGCAAACTTGGATAAGGATAAGAAATCTCAGGAAGAAGTGACAAGAGCACGAATTGAAGCCGCAACCGCACCATTGCAAAAACAGCTTGCAGAATTGGAAAAATCAAAAGCAGATTTGGTTAGCCAATTCCATAAAGCGTTGATTGATTCCAAGTTTGGCACATCTGAGTATGTAAACAAAGAATTGGTCAATCCTGTAATGGTAAAAGAACTTTTTGGCAAATACTTCTCAGTTAATAAAGACGGAAAGGTTATTGCCACAGATGAAAATGGTTCTGTCATTTACGATGAAGGTGGCGAGGCTGCATTTGACAATGCCTTGCGTGAACTTGTTGCAAAAAGTCAGTATAAGAATTATGTAACGAAAGGCACAGACGCTAATGGTAGCGGTGCTCAGAATAATAGCAACAATAAAGGCCAACAGGCCGATACATCTAACATGACTTCCACGCAGAAGATTGCGAATGGCTTGAGAAATAACGAAAAATTCAAGAAACTGTTCTAAATGTCTGTGGTGGAAGGTAAAGGAGCGTAATTATGGCTACTCAGACTTTGGCAGAAGCCAAGAAACTTATCAACGATGATATGGTACAGGGCGTTGTGGAAGACATTATTTCTATCAACCCCATTTATGCCCTTTTGCCTTTCGCTGATTACACAGGACAGGCAATTCTTGTGAATCGTGAAGATGCTCTTGGTGATGCCGCATTTTACGGCATTGATGCCACCATCACGGCAAAGAATCCTGCATCTTTCGCACAAGCCACTTTCTCTGCCACCAAGCTCATTGGTGACGTGGAAATCGACAAATTGGTGCAGGCCACCTCTTCTTCTGCTGGCGTTGACCAGCTTTCCATTGAAGTGTCGAGCAAGGCCAAACAGATTGGGCGTATGTTCCAGAAGGGAATGGTCACTGGCACAGGCACGATGCCTGATATGAACAGTCTGCATACCCTTTGCGACCCCGAACAGTATGTTGGTGCAAGCACTGGACAGGCTATTTCCTTTGCCTTGCTTGACGAGCTGTTGGATAAGGTGAAGTCAAAAGATGGTCAGGTTGACTTCATTATGATGTCTCCACGCACTTTCCGTTCATACAAAACCTTGCTCCGTCAGTTGGGCGGCACTCCTGCGGATTGGGTTGTCACTCTGCCAGACGGACGGCAAACGATTAGTTATGAGAATACGCCAATCTTCAAAAACGAGTTTATGCCCGACACAGAAACGGCAAATGGGGCTGCTCTTACTGGTGGCGACCTCACCTCTGTGTATGCTGGCTGTTTTGATGATGGCACTCGTAGGGTTGGTATTAGCGGCATTTATCCTGCTGGTACTCCTGCTGGAATCGCTGTTGAGCCTATTGGCACTTCTGAAAGCAAAGACCAAGCAGTTGTTCGCGTGAAGCAGTACACCAACCTTGCTATTTTCAATCGACGTGGCCTTGCTCGGTTGACCTCTATCAACAACTAGGGAGTAAGCCATGAGCGTGAAACTGAAAGCAAGAAATCACAGTTCAAAAGATAGCATAAAAACCTATTACGGCTATCCAGCAACCGTGAATGAGGACGGAATTGTGTACGTAACCGTTCCAGATGAACTTGCAGAAGGCGAAATAGCTTCAGGCCGTTTATTGCCGTGTGAAGATGAAATCGCTGAAAAGAAAGAAGCAAAAAAACGTACACGCAAAGCTGATAATTCAGTCGATACCGAAATAGATAACCCTAACTTGGCAAACACGGAAAAGACAGAAGGTACGGCTGAATAATCGCATGGTATCCTCTGAAAAGTGGATACTCAAAAAGGCC